AAGAAAGAAGTTACGGTCACGGCGTCGTGCGGTAGCCGTTGGCACTGCGTCTGGACATACCCCCTCGAGGAACACCGAGCCCTCGCCGAACTGACCAACCAGCGCTTCCAGGCATACCTCCCGCTCCACCTCGAACGGCCAGGCGCCATCGTCCCACTCTTCCCGCGCTATGCGTTCGTGCGCTTCGACTCCCGACGTGACCCATGGGGCTCAATCCTCCACACACGCGGCGTCGCCTCCCTCGTCTGCTCCGTCGTCGGACACCCCACCAGCATCCCGCACGGCGTCGTCGAAGACCTGATCGCTCGCACCTCACCGCGACGCATCGTTGACGACCCAGGCAGCGCACCGTTCCCCAACCCGAACGTTCGACGCGCGCACTGGCAAAACATCACGGCGCTGTCAGCCGATGATCGCAACGCGCTGCTGTTCCGGCTGTTCGGCTCCTAACGCACTGAAATTGCTGCCATAAGGCTGTAACATTGCTGGAATCCACAAAAGCCACACTAACAATCGAATATGTATCAATCGCCGATTTGCGGCCCGCTTCCCGCAATGCGCGCACCCATTCCGCCGCACAAATCCAGCAGATCGCGCGCAGCATCGAGCAGTTCGGCTGGACCAACCCGATCCTCATCGCGCCAGACCGCAGCATCATCGCCGGGCACGGCCGGCTGGAGGCCGCCAAGCTGCGCGGCCTCGCCAACGTGCCCACCATCACGCTCGCCGGCCTCACGCCCGCACAGCGCCGCGCGCTGGTCATCGCCGACAACCAACTGGCGCTGAATGCAGGCTGGGACGAGGAGACGCTGCGGCTGGAGCTGGGCGAGCTGGGCGCCGAGGGGTTCGACGTGTCGCTGATCGGCTTCAGCGACGAGGAACTGGCCGCGATCCTGGCCGATCGCACCGAGGGCCTGACCGATCCCGACGACGCGCCAGAACTACCTGCGGAGCCCTGCACCCAGTTGGGCGACGTGTGGCTGCTGGGGCGTCATAGGCTGTTGTGCGGAAGCAGTATGGCGGAGGAGCCGGTCGTGAAGGTCATGGCCGGGCAACTGGCCGATGTGGTGTTCACCGATCCGCCATATGGCGTGGCCTATCTTGGTTCGGCGGCGAGCGGGTCAATCGCTGGCGACATCACGCAAGCAGCGATTCCGGTCGCGTTTAAGCAGGCAATCGACCACGCGACCAAAGATGACGCGCGGCTCTACTTCTGCGGCGGCTCATCCAACGTGCAGATGTATTACGCGCTGTTCGACGCCTATCTGCATTCGGCTCCATCCCTGATCATTTGGGATAAAGGGCAGATCGTGCTCCGGCGCAACAACTACCATAGCCAATACGAGGTGGTGTTCTTTGGCTGGAAAGGCGTAGGCGGCGGCCCGAAGAACTGGTTCGGCCCGCGCACTGCCGATGCAGCCTCGGACATATGGGCAGTAAAGCGCGACAACGGTGCGGACTACCTCCACCCGACGCAGAAACCCACGGCACTAGCGGAGCGCGCCATCAACAACTCTTGCCCGCCCGGCGGCGTTGTCTATGAGCCGTTCAGTGGCTCCGGCTCCACCATCATCGCCGCCGAGATGACCGGCCGCGCCTGCCACGCCATCGAGCTGTCGCCAGCCTACGTCGACGTCGCAGTGCTGCGCTGGCAGAGCTTCACCGGCCAACTCGCCACGCATGCCACCGATGGCCGCTCGTTCGCCGACATCGCTGCCGAGCGCGTGCCGCAGCCGGTCGCCGCCTGATGGGCAGGCTCTCCGGCAAGCGCGGACCTGACGCTGGATCACCCAACGCGCGCAACGCTGGCGCACCACGCAAGAAGCTGGACCTGGTGGTCATGCGACGCGCCGCGAGCATCGGCTGCAACGCCGAGGAAATCGCAGCATTGCTCGGCATCGGCCGCGCCACGTTCTACACCCACCTGGAGCGGGACGCGTCGCTGCAGGAAGACCTTGAGCGGGCAGCCGATAGCGGCAAGGCCACGCTGCGCCGCATGCAGTGGCAGCGCGCCGCAGCTGGCTCCGACACCATGCTTATCTGGCTCGGTAAGAACATGCTGAACCAGACTGACAGACAACAACTCACGGGCGCGGGTGGCGGCCCGCTGATGATCGTGACCGGAGTGCTCCGTGACAGCGACAACGAAACCGCAACCGCAACTCTGGAAATCCAGGGCGAAGCCGAAGCCGTCGACGAACCCTACACAATCGGCACCTACAGCCCGCCCGCAGACCCCGCCGATTGATCTCGGCTACCGGCCGCGCAAGCAGTTCGTGCCGTTCCACGCGCGCAAGCAACGCTGGGCGTGCATTGTGGCGCACCGAAGAGCCGGCAAATCAGTCGCCTGCATCATGGACCTGATCGACGCCGCATTGCGCGGGCAGAAGCAGGACGGCCGGTTCGGCTACATCGCGCCCACCTACACGCAGGCGAAGGATGTCGTCTGGGCCTACCTCAAGCAGTTCACCCACATGATCCCAGGCGTGGAGCTGCGCGAGTCCGATCTCTCGGTGATCCTGCCAAGCGGCGCGCGCGTGCGCCTCTATGGCGCTGATAACTATGACCGGCTGCGCGGTATCTACCTCGACGGCGTGGTGCTGGATGAGTTCGCCGACATGGCGCCGGCCGCGTGGTCGCAGGTGGTTCGCCCGGCGCTTGCTGACCGTCGCGGCTGGGCGGTGTTCATTGGCACGCCGAAAGGCCGTAACGGGTTCTGGGAGATCTACAACAACGCGCGCAGCGATCCGGACTGGTTCACGCTGGAACTGCGCGCATCGCAGACCGGCATCCTACCCGACGAGGAGCTGGCCAGCGCGCGGCGTGACATGACCGCGGATGCCTACGCGCAGGAGTTCGAGTGTTCGTTCGACGCGGCGATACTCGGCGCCTACTACGCGCGCGACATCGCAGACGCAGAAGCCGCCGGACGCATCGGCACTGTGCCGTATGATCCCGCAATTCCAGTGCATACGGCGTGGGACTTGGGAATATCGGACAGCACGGCGATCTGGTTCTTTCAGATCGTGCTCAACGAGCTGCACGTCATCGATTACTATGAAGCGTCTGGCTACAACGTTGCGCACTACGCTGCGATGCTCGCGGCAAGGCCCTACAACTACGGGATAGAGTGGCTGCCGCATGATGCGATGGCGCGGCAGATGGGCACCGGTCGATCGATCTTCGAGACGCTGCGGGCGTTGACCAACCGGCACCCGCGCCTGGTGCCGAAGCTCAGCGTCATGGACGGCATCAACGCAACCAGGGTCACCATCGGACGCGCCTGGTTCGATGCTGAGCGGTGCCACGACGGGCTGGAGGCGCTGCGGGCGTATCGCGCCGACTACGACGACAAGGCGAAGGTGTTCCACGATCGGCCGAAGCACGACTGGAGCTCACACGGGTCCGACGCCGCGCGCTACATGTCGTTGGCCTGGCAGGAGTTGCAGCCGGCGAAGCCCAAGCCGCCGCCGCGTGACAGCTGGGACTTGGCGTTCGCCCGCGCTGGGCGCGAGGACGTGGATGACTGGCGCGTTGCGTAGGAGGCGGCGGCGCTGGCGCATCGAGCTGCCGCCGGTGCCGGAGCACGCCGCGGTCGGGCCATCGGCGCGATACGTGCGCCATCTGCGTCAGTCGATGCGGGCGTGGGACGCGATGCCGGAGGAGTTCCGCCGGTTCTGCGCCGACTACCCGCGGACGGCGGCGGCACAGCAGCTGGCGGAGGTGCTCGAGGTGTGCGGCGGCGACGTCGCTCGGGCCGAGCGTTTGCTGCGTGAGCTGCTGCCGGTGAGCTAACGCAATGATTTCGCGGCATACAGAATCGCAGTGTGTGCGCAAACCTCCGTTTGATCAGGTGGCCGAGGCGATTTGGCCATGAAAGACCAGCAGCCGCCGGCTGACTGACGGCCCCTAAGCCATCCCTCCTAGGACAGCGCCATGAACCTGGTCACGCTGCTGATCGTGCTGGCGGTCGTGCTGCTGCTGTTCGGCGGCGGAAGCTACTGGGGCGGCTGGGGCGGCCCGGCCTATCGCAATTACAGCTACGCCGGCGGCGGCCTCGGGCTGATCCTGGTCGTGATCCTGGTCGTGATCCTGCTGCGCGGCGGGCTCTGAAAGCTACAGGCTGGACGCCACTCCAGCATCGACCGCCGGCCGGCCGGCCTTGGCTTGACGGTCGCCCGTCGCTGTAGCGGCGGCACTCTAACCCATCACCAACCCCAAGGGGTAAATCCATGGCGACGTTCCGCATCTCCTCCGGGGGCAGCGATGCCGCGGCTGCGTTCGATGCCGCGCTGGCCGAAGCCAGGCTGAGCCCGGGCGCCGACACGATCACCATCGAGGCCGGCGAGTATGACCTCGTCCGTGCGATCCAGCTGAACGGGCAGGACAGCGGCACCACCTTCGTGGCCGAGGGCGAGGTCACCCTGTCGGGCGGCGGCCGCGAGATTTCCCTGGTCCACATCCAGGGCGCCACCGACATCAGCATCTCGGGCATCAACTTCGTCGACACAAAGGGGAGCGGCGACTACGACAACTCGCTGGCTGCGGTGGAGATCACCGGAGAGGGCGACGTCGAGACCGGCAACATCACCATAACCGACAGCACGTTCGAGAACGTCGCGGTCGGCGTGAGCACGTTCTTTGGTGCGCACCATGTCACGGTCAGCGATAGCAAGTTCACCGACACCTGGGGTGCGGCGATCAACTTCAACGACGGCAGCTCGCAGAACACCGCCTCGGGCAACACGATCCTGCGGGCCGGTGCGCGCTACGAGGACGCCGCCGCGATCGAGATGGCGGAAAGCTGGGGCAACACGATCAGCCACAACTCGATCAAGGACGTGCCGCGTCACGGCATCGAGGAGCAGAGCTGGGATCCGACGAACCGCTCGGGCGGTAATGTGATCGACTCCAACCGCATCACCAACTACATGGGCGCGACCGAGGACGGCGGCGCGATCTACCTGTTCGGCGGCGACGACCCGTTCACGCCGATACGGACCACGATCACGAATAACCGCATCGAGGGCACCGCCGACGATTTCTCGTGGGGCATCTACATGGATGACCTCGTCAACGGCGCCAACGTCTCCGGCAACTGGGTCGATGGCGGCGGTGTGGCCAGCCTCATGATCCACGGCGGCGATCTGAACGAGGTCAACAACAACGTCCTGCTGAACGGCGGCCAGTATGGCATCACGGTGCAGGAGGGGCTGGTGGCCCCAGGCCCCGCCCGGCTCGACAATATCCACCACAACCTGATCGCACCGGGCGAAGGCATTTTCGGCGCCTCCTCGTTCAACCCGCTGCAATTCCACGACAATATCTACGTCGGTGGGCCTGACAGTCAGTATTTCGGCTGGGATTCGGAGACGTTCGAGGAGTGGCAGGAGCAGGGCGGCGATCGTGGCTCGATCGTGCTCGACAGCCTACCGGGCGGTATCGGCGATCCCGACAACCCGATCGACGGCCCCGACTTTGGCGAGCTGCCCGACTGGCCGGGCTTCGATCCCGACCTGCCGAATTTCCGGCCCGACTGGGATCCGATCGTCGACCGGCCGGACGGACCCGGCGAGCCGCCGACTGAGCCGGAACCGCCGGAGGTGTCCATCGATACGCTTCTGCTCCAGCTGTCCGCCAACTACCTGCTCAATCCACCCGAGTTCATCGTCTCGGTGGACGGCGAGGAGGTGGGCGAGGGCACGGTTGATGTGCGGCGTGTCAGTGACGACAACCAGTTGTTCGTGTTCTTCGGCGACTGGGGTGCCGGCGAGCACGAGCTGGTGATCCAGTTCACCAACGACAACCCGGTGCGAAACCTCTGGGTGGAGGACGTCTATTTCGGCCACGAGCGGGTTGGCCCAGCCAGGGACGTGGAGGTGGGCAGCTTGCCAGGGGATCGGCTGACGTTCACCGTTGGGGCATGAGCGTCCTACGTCCGCAAAGCACGTTTAGCGGACGTAATTCCTGGCTATAGCGCTGTGGACTCTGCTGGCGGCCATCCTGCTTACCACGCCTTAGTGCCGCTGCCTTAATCGCCTGCCACATTCCCGGAAA